GCTCGGCCTTGGGCGATGGGATAGACTGAATCAAACGGAATAACTGCTCAGTATCAGCCACATCCGTTTTATAAGACTTGCGATCTGAAGATTTTAATTTCAGTTGGTTACAATTTGTAACCGACTCATTTCCCTCTTTTTTCAGTCTGTTCTTTAGGACTTTCCAATAATTTCGAGCTGTTTGATAGTCTGCACTGTCTGTCAGCACTGCCACCACATCAACTATAGAGAAGTACCACTTCTCCTGCTCGCTATCCCACGCAGTACGCACCTTGCGCTCCTCGAATAATTGTAATGCCTCTTTCTGTGTCATATCCTATTTCTTTATCAAATCCGTGATGATATGCAGAGCCTTGCCGTTTTGCTCGATAAGGTTGTCTATCTGCTCGTCTTTCCTTCGGCGTACGGCCTCAATGTCGGAGTATTGAGTCGAGAACGTCGTGCGGAACATTCCGACAATATCCGCGACGTTGAGTATATCGGCGAAGTCGGTAATCACATCCCCGAAGTCGGGATTTTCGGCTATGAGGCGCAATTTATCGCCCTCGATCTTGACTTTGCGTATCATCGTCGGGCGCGATTTTAGGTCGAAGTAATAGATGTTGCCGTCGGTTATCTTGGTCTTGTTTTGCAGGAATCGCACAAATATCACGTCGCTGGGTATGAACGTCGGCTGCATCGCACCGCGTAGGACACGCTCGGCCGCATCTGCGCCTTTGAGCAATTCGTTGGGGTTGATGTGCTCCAGTTCGCCCGACTTTTCACTCACGTAGAGGCGCACGTCGAAGTTAGGCTTGTTGGCCGCCTCGGGCGAAATTACGGGGATAGCTGCCTCTGCCACCACCTCTGCCTTAATCTCCTCGACTATCGCGGCAGGCACTTCCGTGAGGTCTATGCTTTGAGCATCGGCTATAACGTGATGCCCCTGCTCCATCGCGCGTGCCATTGCCTCCTGCTGGTCGGGGATGGGCTCTATCTCCTCCGCCGAGGTCATTGTGGCCGCTTGGGGGGTAAGCATTTCGCCCTCGCCCGTCAAGAGCCATTGCAGGTTAATATCGTCGTAAGCCGAATTTACTTTCATAAACAAGCTGTTGGACAAATATTTTTCGTTTCCGTTCATTGCGGAAGACAAATTTGTCTTGTTTGTCCCGACAATCTCTGCAAATTCTTGGCGAGTCTTAACCTTTCCGCTAAATACCAAATAATCAAAGACTTTACGCAGCCTTTCTTCTCTTGTTGTACTCATAATAATAATGTATTACGAAAATAATTTGCATTTTCTTTGTAAAAAAGTTTGTCAAATGTTTGTATAAACAGATTTTGTTTGTATATTTGCAGTACAAACATAAAACAAAACGTAAAAGGAAACGCAAGCGCAAAAACAAAATTAAACAAAACGCAACAATTAACCAATTAGTAAACAAAAAAAATGAGCAATATGAAAAATAAAGTTGGACAGTACAGATTTGGCCGCCACCGCCTAATGTGGGGCATCTGGTATCAAAAGACAGAGTTTGCGGCTTCATTCGTGAAGGATGTAGATACATACGAGGAGGCGGTGCGAGAGACATACCGCTTAAATGGATGGGGCGAGCCCAAGCAGATACGCAGAACATTCTAACGACCACAGAGGGATGTGAAGGGGCATCCTACCTAACCATAAATGTTTTAGATTTTAGTGAGTGCGGTTACGACTCCGCTTGAAAAGTCGGGAGCTCATAAAGTTTGTGTTTCTATTATGACGACAGCCCCTGCCACCCGTGAGGCTCGCAGGGGAAGAAGGTCGGGTAGCCTCTCACGGGAGAGGGTTATAAGGCGACTGCTGACTTCGCACAGCAGCTCACTGAATACCTGGGACAGAGGGTTCGACTCCCTCCCCGACCACACCACAACAAAAAACAGGAGGATATGACATTAAAGACGGAGAATCAGAAGAAGCAGGAGGCGACCGACGCGGCAATCTACCGCGACTGGTTGAAGCTGACCGCAAACCCCGAGAACTCGCGCACGGTAGCCGCCGAGCGACTGATGAAGAAATACGGCAAGTGCCGCTCGACAATTTGGAAGGCGTGCAACAGAGCCGAGGCACGATTAAAGGCACAAACGAACTAAAACCAATAGAGCAATGAAGCGACAGATTTTGAAACACGTTATTTCGGCGGCGTTGGTAGGCTGGGTGATGATTTCCCTCTGCTACGTCTGCGCCGAGCCACCGCAGGGAATGACCTTCGGGCAGTTTGCCATAGCGAAGGTGGCGGGGTGTGTGAGCATCGCAATGGCGGTGCTGGTGGGCGCAAGCCTCCAGAAGAAGGGGTTACTAATCGACAAAGAAGAGGATTATGACTTTTGGGATTAACCGCCTCGGATACGTTTCGGGCAACGATTACGACGATCCATACGCTCCGTGGAATGAGCAGCGCGACGAGTACGTCAAAGTGTACTGCAATAAATGCGAAGGCGAGGGATATATAAACTATTAAGCTATGGGAACAAAGTTCTATACCGTGCCCGAGGTGGCGCAGATGGTACGACTGACGGCCGACCACATCTACCGCGTAACGAAGTCGGGCGAGCTGGGAACATACAAGATAGGCCGCAAGGTATTAATCACGCAGGAGCAGCTCGACAGTTGGCTTGCCAGCAAGCGCCAATACACGAAGCTCGAACGCAACATACTCGCCGACACTTACGTCGCCACGCACTAATGGAGGAGATATTGGGATGTTGCGAGAGGCTGGAGCAGTTGCTCGCCGAGCAAAGGGAATGTATCAATAGAATCAACGAAATATTAAACCAACAAGCGAAATGAGCAAGACAACGATTATTCAGTATGACAGCGCGGGGCGCGTCGTATTCAAGGCCGAAACGCCAGGCCACCAGACACGCAAGGAAATCCGCAAGGAGCGCAAGAAGTGGAAGGCAGATTACTCGAAATGTATAATCAAATACTCATAACTATGTGCAACTTTTTTAGAACGCTCCGCGCCGACGAGATAGACGTGCGAGCACAGCAGGTGAAGAAAAACTCGGCAGGCAAGGTGTTCGCCAACCTCCTGCTCTACAAGGATGCCCGCGTGGATATGACGTTACTCGACGAGGAGTTCGGCATCTTCGGATGGCAGCGCGAGCACGAATTCAAGGATGGCAAGCTCTACTGCCGCGTGTCGGTGTATGACAAGACGACGGGCGAGTGGGTAGTCAAGGAGGATGTGGGCACGCCCAGCAACACGGAGGCCGACAAAGGGCACGCCTCGGATGCTTTCAAGCGTGCAGCGGTAAACCTCGGCATCGGGCGCGAGCTATACACCGCACCGCGCATCATCGTAGAGTTGGCCGAGGGAGAGTACTACATCGTCAAAGATAAGCGCTCGAACGAGGAGGTATGCCGATTGTCTAACCGCTTGCAGTTCTTCGTGAACGCCATCGCCTACGACGAGTTCCGCAACATCGTAGCGTTGAAGATCATCGACAACAAGGGGCGCACACGCATCAAGCAGGGCGAGATACACGACCCGCTCTTTCAGGCGAAGGCCGAGGCAAATGCCGCACGTTCAATCACGGAGGCACGCCACGTCTGGCGCAAATATCCCGAATACCAGAGCGACCCTGGCTTCGTGGTCGCAGTAAAAGAGAAAACAGAACAATGCAAACAATCAAACCAATAGCACTATGGGAACACTTTACACTATCACGGAAGACCAGCGACTGCTGAACGCTTTGCTGGAGGAGAACGGGGGCGAGCTCACGCCCGAGATTGAGGAGGCAATGCGCATCACGGAGGACAACTTCGTGGCGAAGGCCGAGGCGTACGGAGCGACGATTGCCGAGTATGGTGCACAGGCCGAAAAATGTGCCGCAGAGATTAAGCGACTGCAGGCGATGAAGAAGACCTGCGAGAACATCGAGCGACGTATGAAGGAGCGCCTCGGCGCGGCGATGGACGAGTTCAGCACGGAGAAGCTGACGGCGGGCACGTTCCGCTTCTCGTTCCGTAAGAGCACGGCGGTAGTCATCGAGAACGAGGATATGATACCCGACGAGTTCAAGGACTACGTTCCGCAGATACGCAAGAAAGACCTCCTCGAGGCATTAAAGGATGGCGAGTTCATCGCTGGCGCCTCCCTCGAGCATCGTAAATCACTCCAAATGAGATAAGCTATGATAAACAAGGTTATACTTATCGGCAACGTAGCAGCCGACCCCGAGATAAGATGCTTCGAGAATGGCAATAGCATGGCCAAGCTGCGCCTCGGCACAACGGAGCGATACACAGACAAGGAAGGCAACAAGCGCGAGCTCACGGAGTGGCACAACATCGAGGCGTGGGGCAAGCCTGCCGCTATCATCGACGAATACGTCCGCAAGGGCGATAGACTCTACGTCGAGGGTAATATCCACTACGAGGAATATACCGACAAGAACAACGTCACGAAGTACCGCACGGTGATACGCTTGCGCGAGTTGAAGCTCCTCACATTGAAGCAGAAGCAGGAGGCAGCGCCCAGCGCTACGCAGGCGACACAACCAAGCGCACAACCGCAGGTGGCAGAGCTGGCGAAACAGCTTGAATTAACGGCAGTACCCGAGCCGCCAGCGATACCGATGCCTCCGATGGCTGACCCCGACGACTTGGCGTTCTAATGATACGCATATCGAACTACGATGCCGCCACCCTGCGCCGACTGCTCGGATGGTTGCAGGGCGTGGCAGGCAACGATATAAACACCAAGAACACCAAGCGGCAGGCGAGCATACTTGCAAAGAAACTTGACCGCAAAATATCAAAGCAAAGATGAAAGAAGCATATTTCTTTTCGCACGACTATAACGCACGCCAAGACCCGAAGATGCAGGAGGTGCTGATGGACTACGGTGTCGCAGGCATAGGCATCTATTGGTGCATCGTGGAGCAGTTGTATGAGCAGGGAGGCAGGATGGCTCTCGCATCCATTAAGGCGATAGCCTTTGCCCTACACGTGGCGCAGGATGATGTGCGTAGTATCGTGATGAATTACGGGCTATTTGACAACGATGGCACGGAGTTCTGGTCGCCCTGCGTAATACGTCGCCTTGAATCACGAAAACAGACCTCGGAGAAGCGAAGCAAAGCAATAGCCAAAAGGTGGGGCAAAAATACAAATGTATCGGAAAACGATACAAATGTATCGAATTGCGATACAAATGTATCGAAAAACGATATAAGCGACAACGAAAACGAAAACCGTGTAATACAAAAAACTGAAAAAACGGAATTTTGTAATACTATAAAAAGAAAAGAAAGTAAAGTAAAAGAAATAAAAGAAAAAGAAAGTAATAATAATTCTCTCTGTATAGCGCAGAGCGCAACAGAGGAGGAGAGAGAGAGATTTTTAGAAATTTTCACATTTGAAAAAAACATCATTAACCCACAGCAGGAGGTCGAGCGTTTCGTAGCACACTACGACGCATCGGGATGGTGTCGCAAGGATAGCACCGTGCCCGTAAAAAACAAAGAGGCGCTGGCGCAGATGTGGAAGTCACAGCAGGAGGGGCAACGCTTCCCCGAGGAGGTTAGGCAATGGCTCTTTGAAACATACTGCAAGGCGAAGGCCACATCACCCGAGGCGGCAAGGTGCATCCTCACGCAGGTAGCGATGGCGGTACTCGCCAATGGCCGCGCCCGCATAGACTGCTCGCAGGAAGCTGCAAGGGCAATAGAGCAGTTCTTCGCCTTCCGCCCAGCGTGGGGAGTAACATATCGAATACCCAATTAACCAATAGCAACTATGGAGATAAAAATACAAATCAAATCTATATTAGGGGACGTATTATTTGAGTTTTCAAAGGAAGACAACACGGTAAAGGAAACGCTCGAGAGGGCAGTGCAACGAGGCGCGTACTTGGAAGGCGCGGACTTGAGAGGCGCGGACTTGGAAGGCGCGTACTTGGAAGGCGCGTACTTGAGAGGCGCGTACTTGGGAGGCGCGGACTTGAGAGGCGCGGACTTGGAAGGCGCGTACTTGGAAGGCGCGGGGAAAATATCGTCGGTTGATGACATCCTAATAGTCGGGCCGATGGGCTCACGCGCAGGGTATGTGCAAGCATACCACACCGATAAAGGCATATTCGTTAAATGCGGATGTTTCTACGGGACGATAGCGCAGTTCCGCGCAAAAGTTAAGGAAACGCACGGCGACAACAGGCACGCACAAGATTATGCGTTGTTAGCGGACTTCATCGAAGCACGATTTAACGCCAAATAATATGAGCACAATAGACATCATCGCAGCCGTTCTGGCGACGATAGCATCAATAGCCATCATATTGCTCGTGGCGGTCGTCAGGGCGTATATGGACAGCGTAATGAACGATAAAGAGCCTAAAAAATGAAACCTCCGATTTACATAGCTTCGTGCTCCTTTGGCAAGGATAGCATAGCAACTATCCTGCTGGCGTTGGAGAATGGCGAGCCGCTTGACCGAGTAGTCTTTGCCGAGGTGATGTTCGACCACAGCCGAGGCATTCGAATTGGCACAATGCGGTGATGGCGCTGTAACCATCAACAAGTGCGATTGGGAGATTGGCGAGCGAATGAAATAACAAAATGGCATACGGGGCTATCATCATCGTGCTACCGCGCGAAATATGGGAAACGTTGGGAGATAATGGCGAAGACGAGTAAATATACCACCCGAGGGGAGAAACGCGCTAAAAACCGCACTAAATGCACAAAGACGGCAAGTAATGACGTGTTCACGTTCTACATCCGTCAAAAGTTGGGCGTGGAGTGCGTAAGAGAGTACCGTTTCCACCCCTCCCGTATGTGGCGCTTCGACTATGCCATACCTCCCCTGCGTATTGCCATAGAGATTGACGGCGGTATATGGATAAACGGCAGGCACAACCGAGCGAGTGGCTACCTCGGCGATATGGAGAAGTTCAACGCCGCCGCCACGCTCGGCTGGGTAGTGCTGAAATTCACACCACAGGAGCAGTACACACGCAAGGCTCTCGACCTCATAACCGCCACCGTAGCCAACGCTTCACAGGCGCACAACCCATCTTCTATGGAGGAGGAATTTAACCGATTGGTTAATAATATTACCAACAAGAAAACTGAATAACAATTATTTTCACGAAAAAAGATATGAACGCACAAATGATTCACACCTCGCTACTACGGTGCAACGAGGGGCAGTTGGAGGGTCTGCCATCAAACCCCCGATACATAAAGGACGAGAAATTCGAGCTACTGAAACGCTCGCTCCAAGAATCGCCCGAGATGCTACACCTGCGCGAGTTGCTGGTATTCCCGCACGAGGACACATTTATCGTCATCGGTGGAAATATGCGTTGCCGTGCCGCCGAGGAGTTGGGCATTGAGGAATTGCCCTGCAAGGTATTGCCTGTGACCACACCCGTGGAGAAGTTGCGCGAGTACACAATCAAGGACAATAACAACTTACGCGATTAAGATTATTGTAGCAATCATAGACACGCCATTTATTTATTACATCGAAAGAAAATGAAAAAGATAATCACAGTTATTGCGCTGTTTCTTGCAATAGGAGCAAAAGCGCAGTTTCAAACGCAGATTCTTGTAGGAGAGCAACTAAAAGCCGTCGGCGAATATACTTATAGTGACGATAAAATATTCTTATACTCCTACGTCGAGACATCGGAGGCGTATTGGTGGCTCCAGCAGATAGCAGAGGTTAATATCTACAACCAATGGATGGCGCACGCAGAATATCGTACGGGAGACGTCCTGCTGGCAGGAGTAGCCAAAGGCATAAACATTAAAGACGGCTTTATCTCATTGAGTGGATTAGCCAGATATGAGGGGCAAATAATGCCACAGATAGGTGGAATGTGGCAATACGCCAAAAAAAGAATAGACCTGTACGGGTATATCGACGTATGGTGGAATGGTACGGCTCAAATGTTTTTAGAACAGCGTTTCTACTATGAGATAACGAAAGGCGTAGCGGCAGGCGTAGTAGTGAACGTGATGCGATATGACGATTGGAATATTACGCCTTACGCAGGCATCAAAATTACACTATAATATGGGAAAACCTAACCCTCAAAACCTAATCCCAATAAACCTGCGTTCAACGGAGGAACAAAGGAGAATAAGGGAGATGGCGGCAGAGCAGAAGCATAAAGAGAAAGAGATGCGCGACCTGCTCAAAGGCATAGTGAATGAGCCAATGGATAACGGCAAACCGAAAGGCGACTATCTTATGCGAAAACTCGTTGATATGGCCGCAAAGGGAAATATCAAAGCATTGGAATTAATCTTGCGAGTTCTCAAACAATTTGACGATGCAGTCACGCTTACCATCAACCAGCCGCGCGACCTCACACCCGAGGAGGCCGCCGCACTACAAAAACACCTCGAAGAAAACTACTAATGACCTACACCGACATTGACATAACCCGTTCGTGGTGCAAAGCCTCGCTCTTGAACTTCACCCGTTATATGTTCAAGAAAAAGACGATGCAACGCTTCATCGTGGGCGAACATCACCGACGCATCTGTGATGCACTGGATGCGGTTATGCGTGGCGAGATACGACGGCTCATTATCAACATAGCCCCCCGATACTCAAAGACCGAGCTCGTGAGTAAGAACTTTATGGCGTATGCCCTCGCCCGAAATCCTCGCTCACGATTTCTGCATATTTCCTACTCGGACGACCTCGTGCTGGACAACAGCAAGGAGGTAAACGAGATGGTCACGGCGGACTACTACCGTGAGCTATTCCCCGAGGTGGAGGTGACGAGTGCCAGCGCAAAGAAGTGGTACACGTCGCAACGTGGCGGCGTATATGCCGTGTCGTCGGCAGGACAGGTGACGGGCTTCGGTGCAGGACAGATGGACGACGAGATAGATGACTTCCTGCCCGATAGTGCCTTTGCTACATCGTTCGCAGGTGCTATCATCATTGACGACCCGCTCAAGCCCGAAGATGCTATCAGCGACGTGCAACGTGAGCGAGTAAACCAACGCTTCGAGAGTACCATACGCAACCGTGTGAACAGCAGAAACACGCCCATCATCATCATTATGCAACGTCTCCACGAACGAGACCTATGCGGTTACTTGCAGGAGGCCGAGCCTGACGAGTGGACGGTGCTCACGCTCCCCTGCCTCACAACGGACGACGAGGGCAACGAGGTGGCGTTATGGCCGCACAAACACACCGTAGAGGAGCTGCACCACATCGCCGAGGTGTCACCCTACGTCTTTGAAACGCAGTACCAGCAAAACCCCAAGCCGCAGGAGGGACTGATGTACCCGTCATTCAAGACCTACGACACCCTGCCCATAGGTGCGGGCGTACGAAAGAATTACACCGACACCGCCGACACGGGAGCGGACTACCTATGCTCGATAAACTACGTCGAATATCCCGCAGGCTTATACGTCACGGATTTGGTTTACTCCAACAAGCCGATGGAGTACACCGAGCCCGAGGTGGCACGACTGCTCACACGCGGGGAGATACAGCAGGCCAAGATCGAGAGCAACAACGGAGGCCGAGGCTTCGCCCGCAACGTCGAGCGCAACCTCCGCGAGATGGGCAACCGCACAACGGGCATATCGTGGTTTACGCAGACGAAAAACAAAGACGTACGCATATTCTCGCACTCTGCCGAGGTCTGCAATATGATATACTTCCCCGCAGGGTGGAAGCGTCGCTGGCCGCAGTTCGCCTCTGCCGTGCTATCCTTTCGCAAGGAGGGACGCAATAAACACGACGATGCCCCCGACGTACTTACGGGGATGATTGAATCAATAACAAAATCCAACACAACACGCTATTCAAGGACATAATGACACTTATTGAACGCATCCGAGCGCTCCTCGCGCAGGTAAACCCGAGCTACAAGTTCGAGTATGAGAACGACTTTATGATGAACGTCAAGGCCGACGATGCACACTTCCCCGTTGCATACTTCGAGGAATACACCGAAGGACGTTACAACGTAGGCTACGGCACGAAGAAGTCGGTGATGGTGGAGCTGCACTTCTATCGCCTTGTGCCGATGCACAGCTCGGCCACGGTGCGCGAGCAGGAGCGCACACGCATCGAGGAGGAGATAATGCTGCCATTCATCGAGGCGCTGAACAATAGCGGCGACTTCGAGACGGTGAGCGAGTTCTCTGTATTCCCCGAGCCGACGATGTTTGACGCTAACGCTACGGGCGTGATGCTTCGTTTTTGGGTAACCTATCGAGTGTGTGGCCGATGATACGCATAGGCGACATTGTGCTCGGCACGCTCAACCTCCGCGAAGGACGTTTCACCTACGGCAACCGCATCGCCATAGGAATGATATTCGCCGACGCATCGCTCTCCGAGTACCAGAAGCTGAAGGCGGCGCACCGTGAGCTCTACGGCTATTCGTGCCGTCTACTACCAATGTCCGTCCGACGCAAGCGTCTTGACGAGATCGTGCAGGCGATGCTCTATTGGATTGAGCGGGAGAAGGCATCGCTCGACTACACGCCCACAGCCGACGAGCAGGCCGCAGGCATCGAACAATTCAACAAGGAGGTAGGAGCGATGGGCACTATCAAGGCTCTGGCCAAGGCATACAGCAAAGACCCCGACGAAGTGCTTATGTGGGACTATGCAAAGGTGTTTGAGATACTGCGCACGGACCTCGCTGAAGTAAAATATAATCGACGTTTCAGCGCCGTGGCGCGAAGAAATACCAAGAAGAATGGGAACAATACAGGAAAGCGTTAGCCGCCTTATTACCGAGCTCTTTGCCGACATCAAGGCCAATGCCCAACGCGAGAGGAAGGTGAACACAGGCCGAACACTCGCATCGTTGGAGCAACGCTATAAGGCCGAGGCGGGGCGACACATCTTCGAGGTGTGGGCAAACAAGTACTTCGGAGCGCTCGACACGGGTAGTGCACCCGCACGCCGTAAGGGCACGGATGCCGAGCGTGCCACGTTCCTGCGTGAGCTGGCCGCGTGGTGCTCCGCAAAGGGATTTCCCGCATCGGGGCTCTCGCCCGAGCAGTACGAGCGTGCCGCCAAGTGGCTAAAGTGGTACATACAGAAGAAGGGTTCATACCTATACCGCCATCCTGCCGAGCAGCACCGCGTCATAGCTCCAGCCGTTGAACGCTTCGAGAGGGAGCTCGAATACAAGCTCTCGGCCTTCTACGAGGCAGAAATCGAAAATACATTCACAACCCGTAAATAACTCAACTATGGTAAACCTATTAAGACAAGACCTCGCGCAAGCCTTCGCCATAACGGATAAGGCCGCCGCAAACAATGCAGGAGGCGTGGCATTGTGGGATATGCCACCCGTATATTCTGCCGCCTACAACCCCATCATCATCACGCGCACGCAGTACCTCTTTGCTCTCGACGGGCAGAGCGCATCGGGCGAGGGTGTGCTCACGGACGGCACGGCAACGCTCTATCCCGACCCGACACCCACAACGGCCATCGTAACAATCGCCGAGACGGACGGCACACGCCGCGCAACACTCTCGGCAGAGTCATTCAATGGCATTACGACGTTTGACGTGTCGGCGGTGGTGCGCCTATGGTTTAACGAGCAGCTGGCCGCGACGACCAATATGCCCGTCATAGACCGCAAGCTCTTTGTGCGCTACCGCATTGAAGACACGTATATTGACGGGGAGATGCAGCCGTTTATGGCGTTGAACGCTGTGGCGCAGGTGGGCGAGAGCAGCAATATGGGCGCATACATCGGCAAGATATTGACACGCGCACCGCGATTGATGATGTACGACGGCTATCAGAGCGACTTCTCCGCGTTGATTACGGAGGGCGTGGAGCGAGGCGACACATCGGTAAATACGATGCTTCTGTTGAGCGAGGCAGGCGATCCGGTACTCACGGAGAATGGCGAGGATATATATGTGGTCGTGGGCTACGGTATGCCCGTGACGCGCGAGTGTGTGCCCGTGCAACCGTTCTATGTGCGATGGGTAAATCAGCTCGGAGGAGTGGACTATTGGATGTTCCGCAAGCAGCAGGAGTTCGCCCCCACCGTTAAGAGCACAGCGATGTATGAGCGCTTCGTCGCTAACCCCCTCGATGCACGCTCTAACCGACAGGGCTACGCCATCACCACCGAGCACACGGTGACCGTCGGTGCGGAGCACATCCCTGCCGAGTTCTTCGATATGCTGGCGTGGCTTCCTTTCTCACCCTTCATTGAGTGGTATAACGAGAAGCTGGGTAAATGGGTGTCGCTCACCGTAGCCAAGTACGACGGTATGATACTCACGAAAGATGCGCTACACGGTATGGAAATCGCGTTTAACCTCCCCGCTATAAATACGCAGTTCTAATGAGAGAGAAGATTTATGTCAATGGGCAGCTAATGCAGCAGGAGGAGGGCAAGATGCTCTCACTCGTGTATCAATCGCCATTCTTTACGGATATAGATGCAATCGTGAGCAACCGCACTACGGCGGTGGACTTCCCCCGCACCATAGCCAATATGAACGCTGTGAACCTCGCGGGGCTACCGCAGGGCACGTCGCTATTCGCGTACAACGTGCATAAGGCCGTATATGTGCGCGATGGGTTGCAGATATTTTCGGGCACGGCAACGGTGCTCTCCATCACGGCGACAGCAATCAAGATGTCGTTTGCGTGGGGCAACGTCGAGACGTTCAAGCAACTGCTCGACGCTAACCTCCGCGACCTGCAGACGGATGCCGACGAGGAGTATATACCGTGGAATCTGCGCGGCGTGGGTGCGCGTCCCGACTACTACCCCGCAGGGTGGGACACGCCCAGCGCGTGGACGTATGCGACGGACTACGCGGCCTTCCCGATAATGCCTATCGTTCCCGTGCAGAAGGTTATGGAGCGCATCGCGCAGAAGTATGGCGTATCGTTCGCCTTCCCCGACGGCCGTAGCTTCGATAAGTACTACATCCCCATCACTACACGCAACGCGGACGAGCGCACGGCAGAGCAGCAGGGCGTAGTGCTCGACACTACCGAGCTGACAACGGTAACAAACAGCAACGGCACGGCATATCGTTATATCTCGGGTATGAATAGCAACCTCGGAGGGTTAGGCGAGGACGGCATAGTATCTACCTCGGGGCACGACAGAATCATAGTTAAAGTGCCCGCTGGCTTTAAGATTATCCGACCTATGCGCAACCGCGACTCCTCGTGGGTGGGCGTGCGCATCTGCAACATCGAGGACGGCGCGATAGGCATTGCCACCGTACCAACGGAGGTAACATCGCCCACGTTCGTAGGTGGCGACACAACGCCCTACACGTCATATACCGTCACGCAGGACTTCGAGATGGAGATTGACGCTTCGCAGTACCGCGCCATCGCCGTAGTCGTTGGCACGAACAGCCGAGGCACGGGAGGCCTCGACGACATTGTGACGATAGCACCGCGCGCCATTACGCTATACAGCCCCAGCGTGGAGGATGCCGAGTGGAGCGACACCACGTCGCTGCCGTTGTATCGTAACCTCCCCGACTGGACGGTCGCCGACTTCATCAAGAACCTGATGAAGATTGAGGGCGTGTTCGCCTATGCCACCAGCGCAGACGTTATCACATTCGCCTCGCTCGACGAGGTGTATGCTAACCGTACGCAGGCGAGGGACTGGAGCGATAAGGTTATGACGGAGGGCGGACTGCCCACGGAGATGATGCCCAAATTTAACAATCTCGCGCAGAAGAATTGGATGCGTTACGCCGAGGACGATACCGTCACGACGAGCTACGACGGATATATCCCCGTGCAGGGTAACGCGCTGGAGAGCGATAACACGCTCGTAGAGCTGGACTTCGCCGCCACGCAGGGCAACGTCATCCCCGTGTGGGTTAGCGACGAGGATAACGCCGCAGAGTGGCAGGAGGTAGAGCCGCGCATCTTGAAGGCGCAGGCCGATGGCTCGGTGTCGTTCGCAGGCTTGGCGTGGGATGCTATCATCGCAACCAATTACGCGACGTATGCGCAGACGGTGGCCGTGCCCCGCACGCTCAAGACCAGCGTACGCCTCGACACGCTCGACCTCCAGCAGTTCGACCCGCGTGTGCCCGTGTATGTGCGCCAATGGGGACACTACTACGCAATCATCAAACTCACAACAAAGGATAACGGCAAGGCCGATGTAGAACTATTACAATTGAATTAAGCAATGGCAGAGAAAGTAATACAATTCAAGGTTAATGTGGACGACAAGGTGGCGATTGATAATCTCGCCAAACTGCAAGCATCGTACGACCGCATAACAGCTCGTTTGAAGGAGCTGAACGAGATGCGTAAGCAGGAGGGCGCAGACCTCGAATATATCAACAAAAATATAGCTCGTCTTACCGCAACAAAAGCTGCATACAGAAAGCAGATAACGGCTGTGCAGCGCGAGATGGGCAATAGTGCTGTCGCTTCGGGCGAATATGCGAACACTCTCAAGGGACTACGCGCCCAGCTATCCGCTGCCAAAGATGCACTCGCCGCTTTGCCCCTTGACTCCGAGGGGTGGAAAAAACAAGCGTTGGCAGTCAAAGAACTAAATGACAAAGTGTCGGCGGCAGAACAGAGCTATGGAGTATATACGCGCAACGTAGGTAACTATCAGAGCGCCTTTAGTGGGCTTGGTCTATCTGTGCAACAGGTCGCACGCGAGTTGCCTTCGCTAACGATGGGAGCAAATCAGTTCTTCTTGGCTATCTCGAACAACCTCCCCATATTGGTGGATAATCTTCGCATTGCGCGCGAGGAGTATAAAATGATGATAGCACAAGGGGCAGCCGCTACGCCCGTGTGGAAGCAACTTATTTCCTCTATTGTATCGTGGCAAACGGCGGTAGTTGTTGCCATTACAGCGCTGTCTGCCTATGGCCAAGATATAGCCGCTTTTGTTGCCGACCTATTCAAGCAGAAGGAAGCATTTGATGCCGCAGAGCAAGCCGCGTCAAACTTTCACAAGACTATTGCGGAGGGGCGTGTGGATGCTCAAAAGGAGATAGCAAGCCTTGAGGCAATGTACGAGGCGGCAACGGATGCTGGTAAGTCGATGGAGTTACGACGTGAGGCTGTCGTCGCACTACAAAGAGAATACCCCTCATACCTCGGAAATTTAAGCGAGGAGGAGATTATGACAGGAAAAGCGGCCGAGGCGTACGGAGCACTTAAAGACAGGATGCTACAAATCGCACAAACACGCGCCGTAATGAATCGACTGACAGAATTAAGCGCAGCTCGTTTCTCTGCCGAGTTCATCGCATTGCAAGAGGCGACGGTGGCGTATTCAAAACGCAATCAAGGCGGCATAAATCAAGTAATAGACATTTTCTATGATAAGGAGAAGCGGGCGATGGAAGAAGCCGCCGAGGCGTTTAACGAGAAATTTGGATTATCTGTTGGTACTTCGGTAGAGGCTATGGCCGCGATGGACGCGGAGATCGAAAAGCTCAAGTCAAGCATCACGACATTCAACACTCAGATTACGGAGGCAGAGAAAGGTATAGGCAAAGTTCTCGAGGAGGTGAACACCAATCTATACGATGCCGATGTAGAGGCCATAGAGCGCAAGAAGTCGCTCCTAACGATGCGGGCGCAGTTGGAGTTCCGTGCCGCCGAGGAGCTGGAGGCCGAGCTATTCCAGATTAAGCAAGATGCGCAACGTGAGAGGCTGGCACTCGACCGCGAGAACGGGAAGATTACAGCCGAGGAGTTCGAGATGGCTCTCGCCCTGCTCTTTGTCGAGGAGCAGGAGTTTGAGCAGAAGCAACAGCAATCCATCGAGGAACACGCCAAAGAAATGCGTAACGCGATGATTGAACTCGCAGGCGGCCTCTCGGTGGATGCCCAGATACGCGACCTCGAGGAGCAGTACCGACAGGCGTTCGAGACGTTGAAGAATGACGCTAATATGGCGGCAGACGAGCGCGCGTACTACGAGCTGATGCTCACCGAGCAGCTGGCCAAGCGCAAGCAGGAGATAATGGCCAACGCGGAGTCGGCGATAACCACCAACATAAAGGAGGAGCGACAGAAGCAGTTCGCCACCATCGAGGAGTATGGGCGTGCCGTAATGGATATGGTGGCCTCGTTCAACGACCTATTCACGTCGCTCTCGGATGCCGAGCGGCAGCGCGCGGAGGAGAACAACGAGGCGCAGAAGGAGGCCTTAAAGAAACGCCTCGATAGTGGCCTTATCTCGCAGAAGAAATACGATAAAGAGGTAGAGAAGGCCGACAAGGAGTTAGCCGAGAAAAAGGCGCGTATCGCCCGCGAGGAGGCTATGCGCGAGCGCGCATTGTCGCTGGTGCAGATTGCGTGGAGCACCGCCGAGGCGATAATGAACATCTGGGCAACAGCCTCGCCGTTTGCCGCCCCTGCTTTGACCGCGTTGGCTTCGGCGATGGGAGCGGCGCAGATTGCCGCCGTGATGGCTGCCCCCGTGCCCACAGCTCGCAAGGGTGGTGCGGTAGCAGGACGCACGCACGAAAATGGCGGTGTGCTGATGGAGCTCGAAAACGAGGAGCGCATCGTGGGCGCGAAGCCCAGCAAGGCGTTCCCCGAACTGCTCAACCTCATATCGTACATCGGCAAGAACGCTTCGATACCCGACACGGGCTATGCGGCGCGCATCCTCGGCGATGGCGGGAGTGGCTCGGCAGGCAACATCAATGCCGACGTGCTGGCGCAGAAGATTGGCGAGCAGGTGGGCGACGTGCTACGTCAAGCCCCGATATACCTCTCGCTGACGGAGCTACGCGAGGAGCAGGAGATAATGGCAAGAGTAGAGAATAGCGCACGAATGTAAGGATATGGCTAAGGTGTACGAATTAGCCGCGTCGATGCCCAAGGAGCAAAGGCGGCAGATGGTAGGCGCGGGGTTGCTCGCGCCCTCGATAGAGCGATACATCTACATCTATGAGTTGTGGTTGTCGCTCCTGCGTGATGGTTACGCCAAGATGGATGCGTACACCGCCATATCTATGCGGTGCTACACCTCCGAGGAGAACGTGCGTAAAATCATCCGCAAAATGAGCAAGGAGGCCAAGTAATAGGCACACCCGCGTAGAGTGGGAAAAAGATTTACCAACGAAAAATTAACTGAACGGTTAATTTTGTGAAAAAGCAGAGTCTATGATTGAAGTAAAGTTGCATAATCCTATCGCCAGCGCAGATAATGGCTGGATGTATAGCCTCGATGGCAGCGAGGGTGTTTTCTCGCTGGAGTTCGTGCAGGGACTATTTGCCGAGCATCCCGAGGAGCAGGATTTCAAGTTCAACATTCATTGCCCTGGGGGCGAGGTGGAGGAAGGCCTCGCCATATATGATGCACTACGCACATCGGGCAAGAATATCTATATGAACATCGAAGGCGCGTGTCATTCTATGGCTGTTACGCTATTGTTAGCAGCCCCCTATGAGAATCGTACGGCAAACCCGAATTGTCGAGCCTTGATCCATAAGGTGTGGACGTGCGCATCGTGTGGCACGGCAGACGAGCTGGAAGATGCGGCAGAGCAGGTGAGAAACCTGCAAAACAGCATCCTCGACATTTACGCCGACCGTACCAATGTGGAGCGCGAGGAGCTTGCCCGCATAATGGACGAGGAGAAGCTCCGCACAGCAGACGACCTTTTACGTTGGGGCTTCGTCTCGAAGATTAACCCCTACAACACTAATTTAATCAAAAACAGAACTATGAACATTATCGAGAAGATTCAGAACTTCATCGACGGACTGAAGGACGAGGTGAAGGAGGCCGTGAACTATGTGTTCTACGGCGAGGATGGCGAGTATCTGTTCGAGACGGATGCCGAGGACGACCGCTTGGAGGTTGGACTTGGGGCACGTCCCGACGGAGAATTTGACATCGGAAATAAGGTTGTCGTTGTGAGCGATGGCAAGATTGAGGAGGTACGCGAGAAAGAGAAGGAGGCAGACCAGACCGCAGAGGAGATGAATGCCCTGCGTGAGGAGAACGCCGCCCTGCGTGAGCAGCTGACCGAGGCGCAGACCGTAGCCGAGAACACGGCAAAGGAGCTGGAGGAGGCCAAGAACCTGCTCGCCGAGGCCAAGCGACAGATCGTGTCAAACGGGAAGATTGGCAACCGCATCGGCAGCGACGTGAACAGCAACAAGGGCAAGGCCGAGCCCGCTAACTCGGCGGAGCGCAAGGCCGCCATCAAAGAGAGATTGAAGAAATAACCAAAACTATTACAACTATGGCAAAGATTGACCTTTCAAAATTCACATTCACCGCGGAGCAGATCCGCGACATCAACGAGTTGGTGTTTGACCAGATTATTCACGCACCCGAGCTCGATTACATCCACACCATCCACCCTGGCATCGTATTCGACAAGGAGGTTGGCTTCTTGACAGGCGGTGGCTTGGTAGGCGTTGCGGCACAGGGTTGCGACCCCACCCCGCAGGACTTCCAGATTGGCTCGCGTATGGTAAAGTGGCAGCCCAAGCGCTGGGAGGTGCTCATTAGCGAGTGCTACACAGAGTTGGAGCAGACCGCAGCACTCTACGCTATGAAGAATGGTGTAATGACCGCAGACCTCACCGATACCGACTATATGGCTATCGTTGTTGAGTTCCTCTCGCAGAGCATCCGCGACTTCTTCTATCGTGTAGCTTGGTTTGGTGATACCGCTGCCGAGAATGTAACGGATGGTGGCCAGATTACCAACGGTGTAGATGTGGACTACTTTACACTCATCGACGGCTTCTGGAAGCAGCTCACCGCAGGCGTTACCGCAAACTCGGCTTTGGGCGTAACCATCGCTGCCAACGCGAAGGCATCAAAGGCTTTACAGATGAATGACTTTACTACGCAGGAGGCTCACGACACGCTGGCCGCTATGTACTATGGCGCTCCCATTGAGATGCGCGCATCAGGCAATATGCGCTTCCTCGTTACTCAGTCGGTAGCAGACAAGTACCAGCAGTATTTGTCTGGCTTGGGCATCGAGTCGCAGTATAAGAATCTTGTGGATGGCATCCCCGCTCTCACCTTCGCAGGCATCCCCGTGATTCCTCTGCCTATCTGGGATAAGATGATTCAGTCTTATCAGGACTTGGGTAGCACCTTCTACAAGCCTCACCGTGCGGTGCTTATCGAGAAGCTCAACCTCGGTATTGGCACAGGCTCGACGGGCGCATTGGACGACCTCGATATTTGGTACGATAAGACCTCGCGCAAGAACTATGTGCAGGCGATGGACACCATCGATGCCAAGCTGTTGAACTCATCACGCTTTATGCTGGCGCAGTAAAACAACGGAGGGAGGGCAACCCCCTCTCTCCTTTTCTTAACTCTTAAACATTACGAATATGGCATTGGATTGCGGCAAGATTTCAGCCAGCCTCTCTATGGCGGCGTGTGGCACATCGGCCATCGGTGTGCATCCCGAGGTTATCTTGATGAACCTCGGCGACATCGAGAGCGTCACCAAGGAGAATGGCGTTGTTACGGCCATCGTTCTGAAGGATGGCGCGTACGCATATAAATATGAGACCTACCAGCGCGCTGTCGAGGTATCGTCGCCCATCAGCAAGGGCACATACATCACTCGCTTTCAGCATCAGGTGGTGTTCCGCGCGTTTACCAAGACGCAGGAGATTAAAGACCAGCTCAACGCGCTGGCAAACGCAAAGGTTGTGGCTATCGTGAAGAACGTGGCGAACGACAACGACGAGACGAAGTTCGAGGTGTACGGTTTGGATAACGGCCTTGTTATGACCGACCTCCAGAACGCATCGAACGACGCAGACGGTATCGTGTATGCCGTGACTCTTTCGAGCGACGACACAGGCTTGGAGGGCGCACTTCCCGCGTCATTCTACACTACAAGCGTGGAGGCTACACAGACAGCTATTGACGCGCTTTTGCAGAATAACGGCTAACGATGGAGACATTAGAGCATTTTAGGTTAGAGTATGCGGGCAAAAGCTCGGCGGCGATAAGGACGCTCATACGGGAGGACAGAGGATTTCGCGGACAGCTCGAAACTCTCTATGAGCGTTACTTCCACCGCAAGCTCAACAAGGGTTGCACGAATTGCTGGCTCGACGCATACGTCCTACTGATGCGCTTCGACATAGGAAAACTTAAAAGTATGGCAGCAAGAAAATTTGAACTTAAAGCAGGAGCATTGCTTATCGACGTGAAGTCGGGGCGTAACGACCTTATGGCTACGCACCACAACCTCACCGACGATTTGGCGTTGTACCACCTGCGCACCAACCCCAAGTGCATAAAGCACTTTAGCAAGTATCCCGCGAATTGGGAGGCTCTGGCAAAGGGGACAGCCGAGGAGGTCGTACAGCCTGCCGAGGAGCACGACGCGGCAGAGAACACCGAGGAGGTCGTACAGCCTGCCGAGGAGAACGACGCGGCAGAGAACACCGAGGAGGTCGTACAGCCTGCCGAGGAGAAGAAGCCACGTCGTGAAAAAGTAACCGAGTAACAACGAGGCCGATATGTCGAGAGTCGGCAGTCGGCCTCTTATTGTACCCAAATGAAAATATCAAGACTAAATACAGAGCAGCAGGTAGATACATCACTTAACCGTGCGCTCGGCATACAGACGTATGGCGAGGGTAACGACTACCCGCAGCGCGTTATGGAGATCGTCGAGGCATCAACGACAGGCTCGTCGTGCGTAGATACCTACCGTAAGTTCATCGCAGGCCGAGGCTTCGAGAATGAGGCATTTTATCGCACGCGCATAAACCGCAAGGGGCAGACCGTAGATGATGTATTGCGTGCTTGTGCTGCCGACCGTGCGATGTTTGGAGGCTTCGCCCTGCACATCAATTACAATGCTCTCTACGAGATTGTCGAGGTTACGCACATCCCGCTGGAGTGGTTGCGTTTCGGGGCGCTGAACGAGGATTACACCTTCAACGAGTTGGCTATGCACCCCGATTGGGGACGCCGATATACAGCCCTGCGACGTTTCAGTAAGGCCGACATCGAGCGTTTTCACTTCTTCGACCCCACACCCGCAACGATTGATGCGGAGGTAGAGGCCGCAGGAGGCTGGGCAAACTACAACGGGCAGATATTTTACTTCTCCAACCGTGGCGAGAGAGTATATCCGTCGCCTTTGTTCCGTGCCGCGCTGACCGATATGTCGAACGAGGAAGGCTTGTCGAATATCACGCAGCGTAACGTGCGCCACAACTTCCTGCCCGCAGGTATGCTCGTAGATTACGATAACTCGCCCAATAGCGACGAGCAGAAGGAGGAGACCAAGCGCGAGCTTGTCGAGTTTCAGGGTGATATGAAGGCTGGCCAGCTTATGTATGTGAACGTGCGCAATGGCGAGGGCGTGCCCGAATTTAAGCCGTTCGTATCGAACAACTACGACAAGGCCTTCACCAACGCAGAGGAGAAAACCCCTGAGATTATCGGACGTGCATTCGTGCAGCCTCCCATCCTGCGTGCCGAGGACATCGGCGCAGGCTTCGGCGCAGACCTTATGGAGAACGCTTACGAGTTTTACAACTCTATTACAGCTCCCGAGCGCGAGGAGCTGGAGGCCGTGTTCGAACGTATCTTCTCGCTGTGGCACGATAAAAACATCAACAGCGAAGTAAACTATACCATTATGCCGTTGCGCTACCGCGTAAATACGTCGCTCGCGGAGGTACTGGGCGACAATACCGACAAGGTGGTGGAATTGCTCTATGACGCGACCAAGAGCGAGCAGAGCAAGCGCGCCATCCTCTCGAAGGTGTACGGATTGGATGATGAAGATATTAACGAGTTAATCGAAGGCGTAGTATGATAATTTCAATGGACGATATACAGCAGGTAAGACCGCTGGCAAATAACCTTGACGAGGCGAAGGTCGATATATACATCCGCGAGGCGGAACACCTCGACCTCCTGCCCGTTATTGGGGCATCGTTGTACGCACGCTTCGATGATGGTGTGAATCTCACGGAACAAGAGGAGACGATGCTCGAAGGCGGCGACTATGACGGTGGTTGTGGCGTGCGCCATTTCGCAGGTGTAAAGACCGCGCTCGCATATTTCGCCTATGCGCGTTTGGTGCGCAATATTCAAGTGAACGTAACGCCCTACGGCGTGGTTACGAAGATGGGCGAGGAGAGCTCGCCTACGGACTATCGCACGGTGGCGGCGGCGAGTGCCGACGCACATAACATCGGCGAGGCATTGCTCGCGGAGGCTATGCGCTATTGGCGTAGCGTAGGCGAGGGCTGCGCTTGTGGTGCAGGGCAGAAAGCAAAACGTAAATTCGTAGCAATAGGCAAGTAATATGTCATCAACGGGGAAAAGGTTTGCCGAGGAATTTCGCCAGATAGGAGAGGTGAAATTAGAGGATAAGGTGCTCATTCAAGATAGCGAGGATGGGCTGGTGAAGTATGCCCTCGTGGACCAATTCAATGCCGCCGCACATAAGGAGTTCGAGGACTTCCTCAAAGGCGAGGATGCGGACGAGATAATCAATAAGTGGTCGGAGCTGGAGAAGTTCCTTGTGGGGTTGAAGGAGACGGACGACCTCGCCACGATTCTATCCGAGAAGTTCGATAAAAAGGACTTTACGAAGGAGAAGATTAAGGAGACTCTCGGCATATATGATTGGGCTTTGGAGGAGACTCCTCCTTCGGGCACAGGAGCAGATTTTCCCCTAACATACGACGCGGAGAGAGATGCGTGGGAGCTCGACGGCAACCTCGTAATCACAAAGGGCCTTGCGACCTACACAAAGTTGGCGGGCTTCACTAACCTCGACGTGATGGGAGGCATTAAGGTAGATAGGAATTCTATCTACATCAATGACAACGGAGAGCTCGCGGTTGTTGGAGGTGCGGGTGGTGGCCTTGATGAGAGTGCTCTTGCTGACTATCTTACAACAAACAAGTATGCCACGCAGACGTGGGTCACGAATCAAAAATACTTTACGCAGGCCAACTTCACCAAGTCGAACATTAAGACTACTCTCGGCATCAGCGATTGGGCGTTGGGGGCTACGAAGCCGAGCTACACGTTTAGCGAGATTACGAGCAAGCCCACGACCATAGCAGGCTATCGAATCTCAGACGCCTACACCAAGACGGAGGTGGACGAAAATTTCCTCGGCATTGACGATATAGCCGTAGGAGCTGTGACGTTAAAGCGGACTGCCACAAGCACATCCTACCTCGTAGCAGCGGGCAACGGTTTCAACGTGATGAATCCGTGGAATACGCAGACGTGTTGGTTTGGCTATGGCCTGCCGACGGGCTCTGCCTTTGCTACCACGAATTGGCGATTTGGCTCATCGGATGGCACGGGAGTATCTTCGGGTAATATCCATTGCGGTAGCGTAAGTATTGGCGGAGCTAAAATAACCTACGACTCTGCGAAGAACGCTATCATCTTGCCCACAAACGTGATTGTCGAGGGCGGCCTTGCTACCTATACCAAGCTGTCGGGCTTTACCAACCTCGACGTGATGGGAGGTGTTGTTACCGATGGCACAACTATTCACATCAACGGCGCGGGGCAGCTTGAGGTTATCGGTGGCACAGGAGGCGGCGGTAGCGTACCTATCACGGGCGCGGCAAGTACCATCGTGTCGAGCGAGCTACCGGCCTCGAGAGCGGTGGTAAGTAATTCGAGTGGAAAGGTTGCGGTGAGTGCAGTAACAAGTACCGAGTTAAGTTATCTCGACGGTGTTACATCGGCTATACAGACGCAGCTGAACAATAAGCAAGCGACGCTCGTTAGCGGCTCAAACATCAAGACCATCAACAATCAGTCGATCCTCGGTAGTGGCAATATTACAATTAGTGGCGGAAGTGGTGGAGGTATCACTTTAAGCGACGTAGCGGATTATTTGGACGACAACGGTTATGTAACTCGCGACTCTGCGGGTGCTTTGGCCAACGTGTCGGCACTTACCCCCGCAAACAATGCGACTGCCGAATCTGGAATCGATATCGGCTCTCAATCTCTTACATACAGGAGCGTGTACGTCCAGAATATATACCCGCGTCCAGCGTATGCTCTGCGTGTATATACGGCTGCAAGCTCAACAGGAAGCTATGCAGAACGATTACGAGTAGGAGCGAGTGGCGCCGTACAAATCGCAGGTACAACGTCAGACACTACCGCGAAGTTGTATGTGAATGGTATTGCGAGGGCTGACTCATTCACACAGAACTCCGACCGAAAACTCAAGAATGTAGATTACGAAGGTGACGGCGTGGATTTGGAAGAGTTGAAGAAGATTAAGGTCGCCAGATGGCGTTGGAAAGATAGGCAGAATGACCGTAGAGAGATAGGCGGTATTGCAGACGATATTCTTAACGTAATTCCCGAAGTGGTCTTTGCGCAGGATGACGGTACGTTGATGATGGACTATGGCAAGGCTGGCTTCTCAATCGCGGCATCACTCATCGCTTCCGTATCACGCCACGAGGATAG